TTTCAGACAGCAGCAAACCTTGTTAAGAAAGTAAAGTCAATTACAAACAACCTGCCAGACTTTATTAAGATTGCAAAAATTTCTGTGGATAACAGAACAGCATTTGAACTTAACAATGGGTCACAAATTAAGGCTGGAACCACCTCTGGTGATGCTGGTCGTTCGGAAGCATTATCACTGCTCGTTATAGACGAGGCAGCACACGTAGACGGCCTGGAAGAACTGTGGACCGGTCTTTACCCTACCTTGTCAACTGGTGGACGTTGTATCGCATTGTCAACCCCAAATGGGGTGGGAAATTGGTTTCACAAGACTTACGTTGCAGCAGAGGCTGAAGATAATGATTTCCACACGATAAATTTACCTTGGGATGTGCATCCTGATCGAGACCAAGAATGGTTTGAGAAAGAGACAAAGAATATGTCTCGAAGACAAATTGCACAGGAACTAGAGTGCAACTTCAATACATCTGGTGATACTGTGATTCACCCCGATGATATGCAATGGTTGTTTGAGTGCCAGAAAGATCCTGTCTATAGAACAGGCCACGACAGAAACTTTTGGATTTGGGAAAAATATATCGAGGAGGCATCTTATCTCTTGGTAGCAGATGTCGCTCGAGGTGATGGTCAAGACTCATCTGTATTTCATGTAATTAAGTTAAATGATATGAGTGTGGTGGCTGAGTATCAAGGAAAACCATCTCTGGATCTTTATTCACAGATTTTGTTTGATGCTGGTAAAGAGTACGGTGAGTGCTTGCTTGTTGTTGAGAATAACGGTATTGGCATATCTGTATTAGAGAAACTTAAGGATTTAGCGTATCCAAATCTTTACTATTCAATAAAAGGAACACACGAGTTTGTTGAGGCATATAAGGGTGCATACGATGATAGAGCGGTACCGGGATTTACCACATCAACAAAAACAAGACCCCTTATTGTTGCCAAATTAGAAGAGTTCATCAGAAACAAACTAATTACATTACACTCTACGAGGTTATTCCACGAATTAAAGACATTTATATGGCATAATGGCAAGCCACAAGCCATGCGCTCTTATCATGATGACTTGGTAATGGCCCTGGCAATTGGCTGCTGGGTAAGAGATACTGCGTTGCAAGCAAATGAAATTGAGGTAGAATATAAGAAAGCAATGCTCGGTGGAATAATGAAATCTCAAACAACAATGAATACACAAATCAAAGGACAACAAGGCTACAATCAATCATTCTCTCAACAGTATGAGGAAGAGATGAAACAAGCGAAAGAATTTTTCTGGATTTACAAGGGATAAGAAATGGCAAAAAATGATAGAAACCCAAACAATAACGAAAACGATCTGTTTAAGTCCTTAACAAAGTTGTTCTCCGGTCCAATTGTTAGAAGAAGGACCCAATCAGGTAGACAACTCAGAAGAAGACACTTAGATATGTACGCCTCTAGGTTTAGGTCTGCTTCTGGTCAACAGTTTAAAAAGTCAGAATATAATCCGATGAATGTTACAACGGTTAACATGATATCTAATCGTAATCGTTCTGAGCGTTATGTTGATTTTGATCAAATGGAATACATGCCTGAGATTGCATCATCTCTTGACATTTATGCAGATGAGATGACAACTCATTCAACTCTGACCCCTATGATGCACATTAAGTGTGCAAATGAAGAAATTAAATTTGTCCTTGACTCTCTATACAAAGATGTTCTTAACATTGAGCATAATTTATTTGGATGGGCAAGAACAATGTGTAAGTATGGTGATCTGTTCCTTTATCTCGACATTGATGATATGAGAGGAATCACCAACTGCATCGGTCTTCCATCTCACGAAATAGAAAGGCTCGAGGGAGAGGATAAGACAAATCCAAATTATATCCAGTTTCAGTGGAATGCTGGTGGTCTAACGCTAGAGAACTGGCAGGTTGCTCATTTTAGAGTACTTGGTCATGACAAGCATGCGCCTTACGGAACATCAGTTCTTGAGCCTGCACGACGTATCTGGAGACAGTTGACTCTCCTTGAAGATGCAATGATGGCATACAGGATTGTTCGTGCCACTGATCGTCGAGTATTTAAGATTGATGTTGGTGGTATTGCACCACAAGACGTTGAGCAGTACATGCAAAAGGTTATGACTCAAATGAAGAGACACCAAGTAGTTGACCCAACTAGTGGTCGTGTGGATTTGCGCTACAATCCTCTTTCTATTGAAGAAGACTATTTTGTCCCAATTCGTGGAGGTCAGTCCTCTACTGACATTACAAACTTGCCTGGTGGTACCTTTACTTCTCAAATTGATGATGTTAAATATCTGCGAGATAAATTGTTCTCTGCCCTTAAAGTACCACAATCTTACTTGTCTATGGGTGAGGGCGCAACTGAAGATAAGACAACTCTGGCCCAGAAAGACATTAGATTCGCAAGAACTATCCAGAGACTTCAGCGTGTTGTAATTGCAGAACTTGAAAAAATTGGAATTATTCATCTTTACACTCTTGGCTACCGAGGGGATGATCTTCTTAATTTTAAACTGTCTCTTAACAATCCGTCAAAGATTGCTGAAATGCAGGAACTTGAAAACTGGAAAACTAAATTTGATGTTGCCAAAGGAGCGCTTGAAGGCTACTTCTCTAAGCGTTGGGTCGCTGAAAACCTTCTTGGGTTGTCAGAAGATGAGTTTATCCGTATGCAAAGAGAGATGTTCCATGATCGTAAGTTCACTACCGCACTTGAAGCAGCCGGTGCTGCTGATGCAGCCAAAGATGCAGGTGGTGGCTTAGGTGATCTTGGTGGCGGTAAAGACACTGGTGGCGGTCTTGGCCTAGGTGATCTCGGTGGTGGTGACACACCTGACACACCGGCAGCAGATACCGGTGCAGGCACAGACACTGGTGGAGCCGGTGGTGATACTGGTGGTGCTGGTGGAGACACTGGTGGTGGAGATGATACGCTGTTAGCCGCGCCCCCTGCCAAAAGGGATGATGAGCCAAAGAAAAGAGGGCCATACAAAAGACACAAAACAACCTACAGAAAAGGTGGACTTTCTAAACAAATGAAGAGTCAGGCCACAGGAGAAGTGGGAACTTCACGTAAAACATTTCCAGGAAAAGTTGGCTTTGGGGGATTAGATTCTCTCGGTCGTGGTGTAGTTCAAGAGTCAGTAGATGTTTTGGAAGAGACAAAACTATTTAATACCAGTGTAGAACTTCAAAATTTAATTGAATCTTTAACAAAGGGAAATCAAGATGAAACACAATAAGAAAAGAAATACCGCTTTTCTTTACGAATGCTTGATCAAAGAACTGACTAGATCAGTAGTCAGAGAAGATAAAGACAGACAATCAACAATCAAGTCCATTCTTAAAGAGTATTTTTCAAGCGGCACAGTCCTATCGAAAGAATTAGCAATCTATAAAGAATTGTTTGAGACTAAAGATATAAGTGAAAGACATCACAGTAGACTGTTAAAAGAGTCAAGAATTGATTTTGATTCTCTTGACAGAAAGAGTGTATTTAACTCCCAAACATCATTGATCAACAAAATCAACAAGCAACTGGGGACTAGTGTTTACTCTAACTTTGTTCCAAATTATAAAGACATTGCCACAGTTGGTTTGTTTTTTCAAAACAATTCTCTCCCGGCTAGAAAAAGAATTATTCTTGAAGAAAGAATGCTAGAATTACTTTGTCGTCAAGAAACAGAAGAAAAAGAAATGTCTCATGTAGACAATTTGACTTATAAAGCTTTTGTTAACAGATTCAACGAAACTTATGATAGAACTTTAAGAAGCGAACAAAAAGAGTTACTAACCAATTATATCACATCTTTTTCTGATAATGGTCTTGGACTCAAGTCTTATCTAAATGAAGAGATTGGACGCCTCAAGGATGCTGTAGATATCGAAATTGTAGAGAACACCAATAATGGTCTAACCGAAAATTTTAAAAAAGTTAGAGCAAAGTTGGACGACTATGCACAAAAGCCCTTAAATCAGCAAATTATTGAAGAGATTTTCTATATTCAAGACCTCATTGCGGAGGTAAGACGAAATGGGAATTAAAATTAACATTGAAGAGATAGAAAAAGAATATAATATAACATTTGAAATAAACATTAGGTCTGCTCTTAATGGTGACTTAATGATTATGGAACATAAAGACATTGATATTGTGATAAAACAAAAAGACAATAAGATTATCGCATTCCCAAAAGACATCATGTCAGACCTTGTCTATGGCGCAGAATCAAGAATGCTAGAGTTTCTCAGGAAACAAGGTATTGTTGAGTATGATTCAATCCAAGGCGGTAACGTTTATGGCTCTATGGAAGGAACAATAATGGAATCAGAAAAATTTGATTCATTGAAAGCAACCCTTGTATCTTTATCTGAGTGGTTTAAGACTGAAAAGGCCTATATTTCTGGGACCACGGCATATGATGCTATGCAAGATGATGCTTTATTAGAACCAGACAAAGAAGAGTCAACAGAACTTGGTGAGGTACCTGCCGAAGTGGAGAAGGGATCAATTACTCAAAACGATCTATTTGCTCCTTATCTTTACGGAAGATACACTTATGAGTAAGCAACGCATCATACTTGAGGGTTGGCGTAAGTTTCTAAATGAAAACAAAGAGTTTGAGGGTAAATTAGAAAAACACCCTGGGTATCACACCGAAAAAGATAACCAACATCTAACCGCAACATACAGAGGCTTTGCTATTTGTAAGGACAATGGTGGTCCAATCACAAGAATGAAAGGTAAGAAAGGAGAGCATGAAAGAGGCTTTAGGAGAGGTTCTGGGTTAGGAACTGGTCGTTATGATTTTGATGAATGGAAAGCACTCAAAGCTGATGTTGCTGAAAGGGGAATACAAGAGCCTGTGCTTATTGTTGCCGAATGGAAAGGTGATAATATCATAGCCAGAGTGTATGAGGGTAACCATCGTATACGACTAGGATGCCAAACAGATCAACCAATCCCAGTGGAAATAAAGTTTTTTGGTAAAAGTGAAGAACACATAGAAGAAGATTATTTTGATCGTGACCTATGGTTTTTAATAACTTACGGATTACAGCGAGGTTAAGTTGAATATATTACATTTCATTCTAACTGCTTATGGAATGACTTTTATAATTGTGTATGGAAAAATCTTTGAGGATATAAGGCCAAAAAAAGATTACACAAAAAAATGGAACACATTATGGAACTGCCCATTATGCATGGGTTGGTGGTGTTCCTTGTTTCTTTTTGGCATTAACGGCTTTACAGAACTATTTACATTCGAGTATTCCCTCGGGAATGCTTTTTGCCTAGCCTGCTTAGGGTCGGGCACCACTTATTTGCTCTCGGTCCTAGTCGATGATTTTGGATTTAGAGTATCACCAAGAACAGGGGGTGAACATGTTGGTGATTAAGCGTTGGACATTACAGCCAGTCCGCCGTTGTTGCAGCGGTTCCAAACTCATGCCGGTGGCGCCGGCATTATTTTTTACTTGAGGTGTAAAATGGGAAAACAACTTTTACAAGAATTTTATGAACTTTGCAAGGATGGAATATGTCTTGACCTTTTAACTGAAGCTGAAAAGCTAGAAGTTGTACAGGAGGGGGCGATGTATCTAACGGGCCGTATTCAAACTGCCGATAAGCAAAATGGAAACGGTAGAGTATACCCCTATGAAGTTCTCAAAAGAGAAATGGACAATTATAAAAAAGTTATAGCAGATAATCGTGCTTGTGGGGAACTAGACCACCCAGATGACTCAGTTGTAAACCTTAAGAATGTTTCTCATGTAATTACAGATTGCTGGTGGGAGGACAAAGATGTCATGGGAAAAATTAAAGTTCTCGACACTCCATCAGGCAGAATACTTAAAGACTTAATTAATGCAGGAATTAAGCTTGGGATCTCATCTCGTGGCTTGGGATCTGTTAGAGAGAGCATGGGAAAAACAGTTGTAGAAGCTGACTTTCAGTTAATTTGTTTTGATATTGTATCCGAGCCTTCTACTCCCAATGCCTTTGTTTTTCCAAATGTTGACACTGTTAACATTAACACCATGATGAGAGAACACAAAGAAAACAACATTAATGGACTATTCAAGAAGATTCTAGGGGATTAAATGAACAAGACAGAATTAAAGAAAATGTTAAAACCTCTAATTAAGGAGTGCATTAAAGAAGTTATTTTTGAAGAAGGAACCCTATCAACCATCATTAGTGAAGTTATGATTGGCACTTCTCAAAAACCTTTAATGCAAGAAAACAAACAGAGAGTGCATTTTGAAACAGAACAGCAAGAACAACAAAGACTACAAGAAAGAGCAGAAGCAGATAGGCAACGTAGAAAAGCTATTCTTGACTCTATTGGCCGT